CGGGCAGTCGCAAGAGGCTATATGAAGCAAAACAAAATTTTACGCTCAGCCGTGTGGATTATGGGCGCGGCTTGTATCGTTATGGGATGCCTGCTTTATTGGAGGTGGTAATGTTTGACATCATAGATGGAGAGGCTTATTTTAATGGCCACAGTTTAGGAAAAATTAAAATGTCGCATACAACATTATCCGTGCGCCGCGATTGGCATGCAGACTACATCGAAGAACAAAAGCCGCCCGTCAAAGAATCAGAGCCTGAGTTAGGTTTCACCCGTATTTCATGGTTTGAGGACGGCAGATTTAAGGTAAAGAGAGTACCGATAGTTCATGGGTAAAGATTGACGCCGTGTCACCTATAGCCCAAAACCAAATATGACCAAATACTTTTTCGACATATCAGCGGGCAGGCTCTCAGGACTCCGCAGGCATTATAAATTCGGAAAAAATCCGGATATTGACGCTAAGCAAACAGGGATTTACACGGGGGAGGCAAAGCTTGCCGATGGTCAGATAGTTGAATATGAATTCACGGGGGTTCGATACTGATGCCGCAAGGTTTGGGAGACTGGCAATTTACCTATAAAGGGCAGCCATAACAGATGCCACTAGAGACCCATACAATATCAAAGGCAAACAATATAGAGGCCGCGCTCAGGCTGGCAGAGGTAAAGCGCTTACTTTTGCAGTGTAAAGAAACTGCCGAAATTGTTCAGTTTGGGGCGGATAAGTGGGGTATCTCACATCGCCAGATGTATAAGTATATAGCCAAGGCATCCAAGGACATCCGCAAGGAGCTAGGCCGTCGGGACGCTATCAGCATGACGTGGCATATTAAAGCCCGCCGTAACCTCATTGACCGAGCTATGGAGTCAAACGAGCTACAGGTAGCGCAGAGGGTTATGCAAGATATAGCCAAGTTACAAGGGTTGTACGTTGAGAAGCACGAACATGCAGGACCAGACGGCGCGCCGATTCCTATTCAATACCTCCCCGAATCCGCTAAAGAATAGGTGTGGACTCAAAAGCAAGTCGAAGCCTTTAGGCTCTTATCAGACCCGAAGATACAGCAAGCGGCATTATTAGGCGGGTCGGGTTCGGGCAAGTCTTATGTGGTTGGGCATAAATTCCGGCAAAGGTCTTTAGAGTTTCCGGGGTGTTTGCAGATTATCCTAAGAAAGACAATGGCAGACTGTAGGGACACGGTATGGTCAACCATGATGATAAACAAGGTATTAAAACATGACCTTGACGCCAAGCTATGCACCGAGTACAAACAACCCGCAAAGGTGGTCTACAAGAACGGCTCTGAAATCAGGATAGGTGGGCTACACCCTTCAGAGATCGACAAAGTACTTGGCCCGGACTATGCGACAATATGGCCGAACGAAGCGTCAGAAGTTAGCTGGAAAAACGTACCCCCGTTGAGAACACGCCTCAGGGACAGGACTAAGCACTACCAGCACGGCCGAAGCGTTAAGCCGATGATTGTCTTTGACTTTAACCCGCCCACGGTAAGGCACTGGACACACGCGGCGTTTATTCGTAAACATGACCCAGACACAGACGCGCCTTTACCGGATTCAGAATCATGGGGATGGCTGAGGATGAATCCATATGACAACAGGGAGAATTTAGACCCCGCCTATCTAGCCACACTGGAAAGCCTGAGCGAGCGGGACAAACAAAGGTTTTTATATGGGGAATTCGGTCAGCTTAAAGGGCTTGTGTACGATAACTTCGACCCTGACAAACACCTTTACGATTCTATCCAGCCTGAGAAGTCATGGCGGCTTTACAGGACAATTGACTTTGGATTTACTAACCCGTTTGCCTGTTATTGGTGCTATTACGACGAGGCCAATGAAACCCTGTATATCGACGACGAATGGTACAAGTCACAGATGACAGTCAACGCGCATGCGGTTAAGATTCATGAGATCACAGCCGGACGCAAGGTAGAAACCACAGTGGCCGACCATGACGCGGGCGATCGTAAGATTTTAGAGGAAGCGGGCATCCCTACAGAGAAAGCCGATAAGGACGTGGCATCCGGGATTAATCATTTTTACGACGGATTAGACAGGCTTAAAATCCGAATCAATCGGCAGTGTGTGAACCTGATAAACGAGCTATATTCTTATCAGTGGAAAGAGGCCAGCAAGAAAGACGAGCCAGTAAAAGAGAATGACCACGCATGCTTTACAAGTGACACGATAATTGAGCTTTTCGGTGCTGATGTTATCGGAATTGTCAAAACAGGAGTAAGGCAAGTATATGAGTTTATGGGTAGCAAGGTTACGGCGGATCACCCATATTTGACACCCCGCGGCATGGTAAGGCTTGACGCCTTGAGATACTCAGACAGGATAGTTGCATGCAAAAAATTATTGTGGATGGAATACCGTTTAGACGGTATCCAGAATCTTCAAAGCTTGAGCTTCGAAGCTATTACATGTCTTCTGCGTGTAAACTTACGGGCTATAAAACAAAACGCCTGCACAGGTATATATGGGAACAGCATAATGGGGAAATACCTAAGGGCATGCACATCCATCATATCGACGGTGATACGACTAACAACAATATATCTAATCTCGAAATGGTTACATCGATGGCACACGCTAAAAAACATTATGCCGACAATGTTGGTAAGTGGCGGAAAAACATGGAGGTTGCCCGAAAGTATGCCATTAAATGGCACAAGAGCGCAGCAAGCAGAGAGCACCATAGCAGAATTGGTAAATATTCATGGCGTAAAAGAGCTAGGGCAACAAAAACCTGTCAATATTGTGGGTCTGAATATAAAACCCAATGCCCCACATATAGCAAATTCTGCCATGCTAATTGCAAAGCTGCGGCAGGTAGGGAGAGAAGACGTATATGCAATAGCCACAAGTAATGGTTACTATGCAGCTGGCGGGGTTGTGGTCAGTAATTGCGACGCGGTGCGGTATCTATACAAGCGGTTTATGAACAGGCGAACCGTATACGCAGAGCCTTTGTGATTGACAAAGTGACATAATAAAGCTTAAGCGGTTACAGTGATTGACCCGAAGCATATTTCAGACGAGCACCCCGACCGGAAAGAAAAAAAGAAACGCTTTAAATTCATCCGCGATGCAGCCACTGGCGAGCTAGACGCGGGCAAGTGGAAACTCATAGGAAAGCAGCCGTCTAAATCCAAAGCGCAAAACGGCCTCACTGATCAATATCTAATACGCTTCGAGAGAGAGACAGAGCATTCATTCCAAGAAAGCCTAATTCTTGCCCACTGCTTTCAGTATACTAAAACCGTCCTTGATGCCTATATAGCACTATTTGCCAGCGTTGAGAAAAAGATTGTCTGGCAGAATATCTCAGCGGAAACACAAGCCGCGATTGAGAAGAACTTCGACGGTGAAGGGACTCCGTTTAAAGATTGGCTTAATGATTGGTTTGCTGAGTGCATGATCTCCGCCCGCGCGCCGATCATAGTTTCCTCGCCTGAAAACTATGAACACCCTATATCTGTTATCCTGCCCCGTGAAAACATGCGGAATTGGTATTGCACGAACGGCGATTTCCAGTTTTTGACTTATGATTCAGAGCATGTCAAAGTTGACGGGATTAAGGTTGAATGCAAACCATCAATATGGGTTTTGACTGATGACAAGATAGGCGAATTTGACCCTAAGAATAACAATACCCCATTTATGGCTGTGGCTGATAATCAAATAGGCGCTGTACCGGCCGTCGACCTATGGGTCTTTAATGGCCGGTCGATTCTTTCCGCCCTTGCATCACTTGACATGAACCTTATGAACCTTGATAGGGAGATGAGAAAAGTTATCCGTAATCAAGCGGGCATGAATTTTCTTGTAGTCGATGAGAAGGTAGACCTTACAAGGATGAGCGAAAAAACGCTTATCAAGAACCCACGCGACGCGGCCAATAATAAGCCGTTTTGGGCGAACTACGCAGCGGGCTCACTTGGCGACGCATTTAAGTATAGCGAAGGGTTAATAAGGTCTATTTATGAGATATCACGCCTCCGCAGACAGAAGGATGACGTGGCCGAGTCGGGTATAGCCAAGGCCATTGACTTCACTAACACTAAAGCAGTCCTGAACCATATCGCTCGGGCGATGGAGAACGCATTCCCTAAGATCATCGAATTATATGCGGCGTTTGAGGGAAATAATATGTCCGCGACTCTCGACATATCCAAGGACTTTGACACGTCCACGGCTGACGCTGAGATCGACCGACTGTTAAAAGAGCTTTCGGCGGGGTTCGGGCCGACGTATGAGGCTCACGCTAAAAAGGTTTATAGGGATAAGTTTAGTAAACTGCCAGAGCCACTAAAAAAGAAATCAGACGCCGAAATAGAAAGTTACGAAGATGATAAAGCTGAGGCGCTAATGACCGGCCTAAATAATTTAGAGCATTCACATGACACAAAAGGAGATCCAGAACAATGAGCAAAGAAAAACAACCAATCGATCAGGAATTAGCCGATGAAATCGAAGCCGGTAAAGAAGTACAGCGCGGCTCAGAAAAACCGAAACGCGCTAAATCAAAGCCACAAGAAAAGCCGAAAGTCGGCGGGTTTGTGAAATCAGACAACCCGCAAGAAAGCACTTATAACGGCGAAAACCTCTGGACGCTATCCTATCAAGGTTGGTTCGATATTCTGACTATGCTCCTGAAAGGCTCCCCACTGGTTACAGGAACAAACCACAAAGACCTCCGCATTGACGGTAAGCTACTGTGGACATCTTCATGGGATGAAAAATACGCTTTCCTGTTATCGGCGGTTAAATAATGGCGTTTATACTCAACGAAGAAAAAGGGACTTACGACGTCAATGGCGTCGAAGTCCCCAAAGCTGCTTTCGACTCTATACATTCAGAGGGCGCGGCAGGGACTAACCGCCGAGTAAAACAGATGTTCTCTGCAATCTACCCGGACACCGATCCAAAAGACATCGAGCGGATGCAGATTAAAGATATCGCTGAGTTTATCCAGAAAGACCGCGATGGACTGCAAAAGAAAGCAGAACGCCCGCCGGAAGCAAAGCCAAAGAAAGACGACCCGCCAGCGTTTGACGAGAAGCTGGTGAGGGCGCAGATTGAGCAAGACCTTGCTAAGAAATACGCACAGCAAGAGTCAGATTTAAAACGCCGGTCAGCTATTAACGACCTCCGAACAGAGGCTATCGGCTTAGGCTTGCGAGACGACCTGAGAGACCCAGAGGTCTTTTCCGCGTTCGTAAAACGCCGGTTCAACATCGACGACCAGTCTTTAAGCGGTGAGAAAGTCCGGTGGCTGGACCCTCAAAAAGATCAAGTAGTTATGGGGCCGGACGGGAAAGAGGCAGACGCGCGGCAGTTGGCAAAAATGTTGGCGCAGGCTGAGGTGAATTCATTTGTAACCCGTAAGACCTCCCCGCATATCGGCAAACCTACCCCGGGGACAGGTCCGGTAGATTGGGCAAACACCCCCACAGATTCTTTACTCGCCGCTTCCGAATAATTCTTGACAGTTTAACGCCGTTACGTATTGGGAATTGCCTTTCAAGCAATGACCGCTGCGTGACGGTTTACACGCCCTACCGGTTCAGGTGAGCCGGCTCTACTCTCAGATCAGAGAGCCAAATAACCACTTTTAGGAGACACATTATGCCAAGCATAGCAGATGTGCTGTCTACAGTTGAATCGCCGGTCAAGGCAGGCATTATCAAGCGAGCCATCGAGGTTTCGCCGGTTTTAAGCTACCTTAACTTCGAGCAATTAAACAGCATTAACCACAGGATGTTTCAAGAGGGCGCGTTGCCACGTGCTGCAAACCGCGATTATAACACCGCGTTTTCAGATGGCACAGTAGCACCGGACGAGCCAATTAACATCCAGATGACGGACTTCGGAACACGTATTCCGATGGACCCGATTCTTTCAATGGAACCCACACGGTTTGATGGTGAGTATAAGGCTAAAGTGCGCGCACAAGTTGCACGATCTATGGGCCTTGACTTCAAGATTAAACTTTTTGGGACCGATCAAGCGGAGACTTCTGGTCTCAATCGCGGTATTTACCAATGGGCAAAATACTGGGATTCAAGCACAAACGACGTTCGCCTTTCAATGGGCACGAACGGCCTTAAGCTGTCCGGCACTAACGGCATGCGGATTTTCATCACATCGTTGACGAAACTCTGGATTCGCGTTCGCCCGACTTTCTTCATGGCTGACTCTACCACTATGGCGGTTCTGGCGCAGCTTCTACGTGAAGCGGCTTACACCGAGACTTATGCAAATGAGTTTACCTGGGAGACTGTCAACGTAGGCGGACGCACTCAACCACAGATGCGATTTAAGGGTGTTCCCTTTATCGACGCAGGCGAAGATGCAGCGCGTTCCGCGATTCTGCCATATACCGAGACTGAGGGCTCAGGAACTACCTGTTCTTCTGTTATCGCGGTAAATGCAAGCCCGGAAAACTTTACGGTAATTCACCGTTTCCCTGATCTGATGATGATTCGCGAGTTCGTGACATCTTCGGACCTTGATGCGATTTCTGTCCACATGCCAATGGCTTTTGAGGCGCGTCACGAACGCTCTGTAGGTCGCCTTGCTGGCATTCTGGCAGAATAAGGGGGCAATATGATATTGCAATTAGCAAGAGACAACGGCCTGATTCTTGACGCTGGCGCAGCCGCAATCACATCTGATGCGGCTGGATCTGTGGCGTATGTAGACTTAGGCTCAGATTACGACAAATTCCCGCTTTTGATAGCGCAGCTTAACATTACGGCAATTGTGACAAACGATAACGACGAGACGTACAGTCTCTCTATCCAATCGTCTGATACAACCAGCTTTACCGTGGTCCGTGGCGTTTCAACTTTGCTGCTTAGAGCATCAGACTCTACAGCGGTGGTGGGGGCATACCATTTGGCGCATATCCCGCGCGGTCGTTATGTCCGTCTGTATAATGACGTTGGTGGAACTACTCCATCTGTCACATATGGCGGCAAAGCGTACTTGAACACCTTCCCGGGGTCGTAATGAGATACCGGGCAGACATAGACACAAGCGCTTTAATCTGGAAGGTTGGCGATAAACCTGATGTCAGGGGTGTGATAACCGCTGACGAAGCTATCCCAACCCTTTTAGGTGTAACCGTTAGATTATATGCCCCATCCGGGGTGTTAGTGGAAGAGTCGATTGCTGATTATACACTGGCAACCGGGGCTTTCAAGTTTATTCTGCCCGAAGTTCTAACCGTTCGGAAACAGGGTTTAGTGTATGTGTCGGCTCTTGAAGACTCGACATATACACGGACCCTTTCCGCCGGGGTTAGTTCAAGCGGCGCATCTGACACTTTAGTCGGATCTACAGGAACACTTCAATCAGTCGGATTCGCATTGATTGAGAGTGAATGGGTCGCTTATACTATCTCTGGGTCGACAATAACCTTTACTGAGCGAGGGCTATTTAATACTACTGCAGCTTCGCATTCAGCTTCAACAGTTGTGAAGTTTGTCTCTGTTAAAGAGACCTGTCAGCCTGATTATCCTTTCATTGTGAGAGACGTAATGGAGATTTGGCAACCGATATGAGGTTGACCTACTGCACGGTTCAAGATGTCAACATCCGCGCGACGGATGAAAAACAGAAAGCATGGACTGGGTTGACTGACGATGAAAAGACGGAAATCATATTCCGCGCGACGGATGATATAAAAGCCGCGCATCAAAAACCTGATTCTGGCGGACTCCCTTGGGGGTATACTTATCTCAGGGAGTGCGCGGAGTCTCGGTGTTTGTATCTCGCCCGGGTTAAATCACTTCGAGACGTCAGAGAGCGCAGCGAGTATTTAGGGGCTGATTCAATAGACGACGGGATTCTTTCTCTGTCGTCTTTTTCTAAGGTGGGCCTTGACCCTGTTTCAGCGGGGCTCTTGTCTTCTGTGATGAAAGCGTATGGAAGCATTGAGGAGTTTTGCCGGGGATGAGAACCGCTGAGACAGTTATCAGAGAAAAGCGCCTCGCATTGCTAAAACGCATGAACGAGACTATGAAGAAATATGACCAGCTTAATGATGCTGAGTATATCCTGTCAAAAAACATCGCCGAAGTTCGCAGGGTTATAGCCAAGTATAAAGATGAGCTGACTAAACCCATGTTGCAGTTTTTCTTAGGCGACGGTAAAGAGTATTCACAGATCGATAAAATGGTTTGGGATGCTCAAAAGGAGTTTGATAAAGCCCTTTCGCAGTTTGATATTGTCCCAAAAGCCCCGCGCACCGATGCGATGCTAACTGCTATACGCAAGGAATATACGACAAGAGTAATGGGGCAGATCAATAATACTTTTGCAGATTTAACGTCTAAGGCGGTGCAGTTTAAGACTTTGGCCAATGCCGCGCGGATTCCTTTAGTCGCCGCGGATAATGTCTCTCGGGTTTTACGTGGGGTGACTATTGACGGCGTAACCTATGACGGCACTAAAACAGAAAGGCTATGGGATATGATGACCGAGCGCTATGGTCGGTCGGATACTGTCAGATACTCCCGAAACGGTGCGGGGTATAACTTCCCCATGCGTGCTTATGTAGATATGAGAACGCAGACCACAGCGGGGGAAGTCTCCAGAATGGTGAACGCAGTCGAAGCGGCAGCTAATGACATTTACACAGGCCGGATTTCCAAGCATGGCGCGATTGACTCTTGCCGGTACTGGGAGGGTAAAATTGTATTTTATTCCGACATCGCTAAACAGACATTTTTGACCAAATACCCGCAATATGAAGCCGCGAAAGATTGGCCGACATTGCAGGAAGTAGAGAAGGACAAAACGCATATTTTCCTTCCTAATTGTAAGCATAGGGTTTTACCGTACCCTATTGATCTAATGACAGAAAAACGCGCCATGAGTGAAATTGAGGCGAACACCATGCCTGACATCCCCGATAAGATCAAGGAGCCTGAGGCCGCATGATAGTAAAGGCTTGGAAGGTCGGCGAGTCTCGCAAGGG